GGCGATTGCGAAGCAATTAGGATATAGACCTAAATCTGCTACTGCATCAAAAGCAGTTGTAAATCTATCTTTAACATATACTTCTCCAAACAAACCAAATACTGCAGTAATCAGACGAGGAAAGGCATTTACTACAGTATTTGATAATACAGTATATCAATACAGTGTTTTAGATGATGTCAGAGCAACTGTCAATAATGGCATTGCAAATTTCACTAACGTAGAAATATATTCTGGGACTATTGTAACGGATTATCATACTGTTTTAGGATCCGTAAGAAATCAAAGATTTTTACTAAAAAATCAGAATATTGATACTACCACAATCAGAATAAAAGTATTTAAATCTGTGCAGGCATCTGCTTTTGAGATGTATGATTATGCAGAAAACATTTTAAATGTTACTCCAGATAGTAAAGTATTCTTCTTAACCGAAATTGAAGATGAAAATTATGAGGTTAAGTTTGGTGATGGTGTTTTTGGCAGAAAACTACTAGATGGCGAATATGTCGAAATATCTTATTTGATAACTCCTGGTCCAGAAACAAATGGTGCAAAAAATTTCAGTTTTAATGGTAGAGTAGAGGATTTAGAAACAAGTAATACAAATCTTAATGTATATTCGATATCCATTAATTCTACTCAAACATTATCAGCATCTAGTGGTGGAGAGACTTCAGAAAGTTTAGATAAAATTAAATTCAATGCTGCTAAAAATTATGCTACTCAAGATAGAGCAGTTACTAGTGAAGATTATAAGGCTATAGTTAGAAATTTATATCCAGCAGTTGCTGATATAACAGCATTTGGCGGTGAAGAAGATGATCCGCCTGAATATGGTGTAGTTAAAATTTGTGTCAAACCAAAATATGCAACTTTTCTATCATCTTTTACGAAGAAAGATTTAGAACAAAAACTTAAAAAATATTCAGTTGCATCTGTAACTCCTAGAATTGTGGATCCATCCATCTTGTATGTTGAATTGACTTCTAATATATTCTATGACACAACAAAAACTACATATAAATCAGATAAAATTCTTTCAATGGTTATAGAAAATATTGAAGATTATATTACATTATCTGATACCGAAAAATTTGATGGAAAATTTAGATATAGTAAGTTTGTTGGTGTTATTGATGATTCTGATATTGCCATCAAATCCAATTTGACTAGCATTAAGATGCGTAAGGATTTTTATCCAGCAATAAATTCAAAATTTTACTATGAGATTTGTTTCAAAAATGCATTTATGATTGATGACAATCCAGTTGTATCAAGCACTGGGTTTACGGTGAGAGAATATCCTTTAGATACTGTTTATATCGAAGATAGAAAAGGAAAGATAGTTCTTTACAAGATAGATAGTATTACTGGAGATAAAGTCGTTTTAAATCCAAATCTAGGAACAGTTGATTATGGAAAAGGTGAAATCAGAATGTATGATTTAATTATTTTAAAAGGAAGCTTTGATGATGATAAAATAGAAATACGTGCAACTCCAGCAAGTAATGATATTGTTTCATCTAGAGAAATGTTTTTAGATGTTGATATAACTAAGAGCAAATTCACGATTATTCAAGAGTAATTAAATGGCAATCATCAAGAAAAAAATTTCAACGTTAGTTGAACGCCAACTACCAGAATTTATTTCATCTGAATATCCAAAGTTTGCCTCATTTTTGCAAAAATATTATGAGCAATTGGAGTTAGATGGTCAACCATTAGATATTATTCAAAATTTAAGTAAGTATACTGATATTGATACTTACGAAAAAGATTTACTATCAGAATCAACATCATTAACTAGCAATCTAAGTGCTAATTCTCTCACTATTAATGTTGCTGATACATATTCTTTTCCAAAAGCAAATGGATATGTAATGATTGATGATGAAATTATTTTTTATGAGTCAAAGACTGCTACTAGTTTTGTAAATTGCACTAGAAATGTTAGTGGCACGATGAAATTAGGTGATTTATATAATCAATCTAGTTTCCGTAATGTTTCTTCTGTAGAATTTGGAAATGGTGTAGAGCATTTACAAGGATCTACAGTAAATAATGTCAGTAATTTGTTTTTATATGCGTTTGTAAAGAATTTTGAGACACAATATCTTGCTTCGTTTCCAGAAGAATCTTTAAAACCTGAAGTTGATAAAAGAACTTTAATAAAAAATATTAAACAGTTTTATAGAGCAAAAGGTACTGACCAATCAATTGAATTTATCTTTAATTCAATTGTAGCTCAAGATGCTAGTGATATTCCTTCGATATATTATCCAAAAGAAAATACTCTAAAAACTTCCACATCTGATTGGATTAATAATTATGCTTTAAAAGTAAAAATTATTTCCAATATCAATCCAGATGATATTGCTGCTTTAATTGGGCAAAAAATATATCAAGAAGAAGATATTTACAATTCTAATATAAGAAATAGTTTTGCTATTATCGATAATATTAGATTTTTCGGTAATTATGATGGCGAAAGTATCTATGAAATTATTTTAGCACCAGAAACAGTGGTTGGTGAGTTTGCTGTTGCCCAAAAAACATATCTAACTAAAAGATTGCTTCCTTCTGCTACAAACAACAGTAGGATAAATGTGTTTTCTGCTACTGGGTGGAGAAATACAAAAGGTAAAATTTTAATTGGAAATGAAACTTTTACTTTTAAAGATAAGACAGTAAATCAGTTTGAAATTGAGTCTAGATCTGGAAATGGTGATTATCCTGTCAATACTCCAGTTTATAATTATGCTTCAGTATCAGTAAAAACCGAAATAAGCGGTGTAACTAGAGATATTAAATTTTTAACCTTAGGTGTTCTTTATAATATTAACATTTCTGATGGAAAACCATATTCTTCGGAAGGAGATGTAGTACAAATCAGCGATACTGGATTTGATACTAGAAATCCTGTAATTTACAATAAAAATACATCTTCCGTCAGGTGGTTATTGAATCAAACTACTACATCAAGTAATATTAGCAGTATTTCGGAAGTTTTGACCGATGTAGCTGCAATTTATGAAGATGATCAATATTATTATATTGCTTCTTCTGGATATCCCTCATATACTATTGGCAATTTTACAGGAATTCAATTTAAAGATCAAAAACATCTAAAACTAATCAAAAAAGAGTCCGTAAGGTCTACGGAATTATATACAACACCAACTAGAGATATTGGAGTATTTTTAAATGGAGTTGTTGCATATGGTTATAAAGATTTCGATCAAGTTTACAACAACCAAAATAATCTAGTAGAAAATGATATTGTTTTTGGTGGTGTAGTATCGATTGATGTTACTGATAAAGGTAGAGGGTATAAATCTGCCCCATATGTTTTAATATCTGGAGATAAAGGCGCCAAAGCAAAAGCAATTATGTCTGGAGACGTAATTGATAGAATTGATGTAATTTTATCTGGAGAAAAATTTGAAACTGACCCAGAAGTAACTATTACTTCTGGACGTGGTGCAAGAGTATCTGCAGTTGTAACAAAAGATAAGGTTACTAGACTTGATATAGAAGACCCAGGAGAATACTATTCTTATCCACCATTAATTGTAATCAAAGATTCTACAAATGCTGGTAAATTAGCGCAATATACCTCAATTATTTCTAATGATGGTAAATTGATTGGTTTCAATAAAATTGATGAAGGAAAGTTTTATACACAAGAAAATATTAGTGTCGAAGTGGTTGCTGTTGGAAGTGGAGCATCGGCCGAAGCAAAAGTTAAAAGATGGAAAATCAATAGGTATGAAAAATTAAAAAATAGTTTAGATTCTAATAACGGTTTTTATTTTGAAAATATCGAAAGATCTTTTGGAAATGGTTATGCACATCTAGCAAATCCAGTTGCATTAAGAAATCAACTTGGAGATAACAATCCAAATCAACATTCTCCAATATTAGGATATGCTTATGATGGCAATCCTATTTACGGACCATATGGTTATTCAGACCCATTAAATCCATCATCCACCATAAAAAGGATGGAAACTAGTTATCGTCTCAAATCTCAAAGAGATTCTGACGGTCCTTCTACTACATTATATCCTCTTGGGTATCTGATTGCTGATTATCGTTATCAACACAGATATGGAGATGTAGATGACAATAATGGAAGATATTGTGTAACGCCCGATTATCCAAATGGCGTATATGCATATTTTATCACAATAAATTCCAATAATGTTCCCCAATTTCCATATATTGTTGGAAATAGATTCTACTCAATACCAGTAGAATCAAATTATGCAAATAAAATACAGCACACTAATCTACCTTCAAACGCAAGAAGGTTGAGAACTGCTTTAACTCCAAAAAATGGAGTTAATACTCAAGCGATTATAGAAAGCACAAAAGATGGTAATATTTCATCTGCAATTGTTGAGGATTCCCACGATAAGTTTTCTATAGGAAATAATTTAATAATTGATAATAGTTATACAGATGGAAGTGAAGCAGAAGCAGTAGTTTCTTCTCTAAGAGGAAAGCAAATAACATCTATAGAATCAACACAGACAAAAGCAATATTATTCGAATCAAAAAATCCAATTTATTTTTTCAATGGATCTATTATTACACAACAATCATCTGGAGCTACTGGTCAAGTAGTAGGAGACAGATTTTCTGTAAATAAATTTGTATTGAGAAATGTCTCTGGCAATTTTAATTCTTTAAATAAATTAGATTCTAATGTTAGAGTATTAAATTTAGTCGTTGATAAAACATCTTTTTATACACAGGGAGAAACTATTAGTTTTACAACTGGCAGAGAAGTTATTGTTTTATCGATAAACAATAATACTTTAAGAGTTGCTAGAAATCCATTTGCAAATGGAGATGGAGTAGTATTTCCACAGTCTTCAAATGGTATTTTAGCAAATAAAATTTACTATGTAATTAATTCAACTGTTAATTCTTTCCAACTATCAGAAACAGTTAATGGAAACTCCATTAATTTAACGAATGTATCATCTTTTGGCGTGGTTGCTACTAGTGAAAATGCTAAAGGTATAATACTAGAAGAAGTTGCTGGAGGAAATACTATAAAAGTTAGAGTAACTGATGGTGTCTTCACAACAAATTCTAATTTTTATTTAAAAACAACAAATATTGATGATACTATAGGAAGTAGAATATTTCAAATTGATCAATTAAGTAAAGATATAGAAATTTATTCCATCAATAATAATATTGGTTTAGTAACTACAAATGAAGAGCATAGAGTAACAGAAAATGATAGAGTAACGATTGATATCAATCCAAATGATAATTTAACTACAACAAATTATTATGTCAGAAAAAGAATCTATCAATCTTTAAAACTATTTGCTCCAACATTTGAAACTACTATTAATGATAGTGGTGTCGGCGTTTTAAAATCATTAAATGGAGGACAAGATTATGCTGGAGGTGGATCTGCTACATTCGCAAATATTGAATTGATATTTGCGGACCAAACAAAATGTCGTAATAGAAATGGATTGATAGTATCATCTAATGCGTTTATAGGGTCTCCTGGAGCACCAGGAAATGCTAGAGCAACTATAACAGTAACTAATGGTAGTGTATCTCCAAATGCAGTAATAATAACCACTAAAGGAAGTGGTTATCAAATAGGAGATATATTAACAGTTTCTAACTCTAGTTTACAAAGATTGTCTGGATCTTTAAGTCAATCAATATTATACTTAGAAGTTACTCATGTAGGTTTAGGAAAAAATCAAACAAAGGTAGTTTTATCTGATGTTACTGGATTATCTGTAAATGACTTATTGAAAATTGATAAAGAATATGTTAGGGTAGATTCTATTCTTAACAATACCGTTACTATAACTAGAGGGATTGAAAATACTATTGATACAAATCATTCAAATAATGCTGCCGTAGCATATGCCTATCAAAAGTATAATTTTACTATTGGTAATCGTATTGGCACAACAAATGGTGATCCAGTAATTGTTTCTTATGATTTTTCAAAACAAGAATTAGTAGTAGCGTTTGATACCGACCAAACCATAGAATCTATTACTTCTTTATCATTTACAAATAATTTTAGAGATAATAGTATCCCATCTAAAGATGTTAGAATTGATTCTATTATCGAAGACGTTTCTTATAAATTTGAATTCTCAAAAAATTCTCAAAATGGACCATGGATAAAAAATCCAATCTTAGAAATACAAAAATACTACAAATATAAGTTTATAACCAGTCATTCTTCTTTATCTGGATCTTTCTTAGAATTTTCACCAAGTATTAATAAAAATATTATTACTACAGAATCTGTGAAAGGTCCAGATTTACCTGGATCTGGTTCTCCATCTTCTTCTTTCGTAACAGTTAAATTTGGATTTGGAGATATTACTCCCTCGAATAATTTTACGTCTAAAAAGAGTTTGGATTTTGTAAATTATTATTATTACGATAAAGCTGGTATTATTAATTCGGATAATTCTTATCTTTCGATTATTGATGATCCATTGCAAGGTGACAAAACCGTAAATTATGTTACTCCATATTCATTTGCATATTCGCTACAAAAAACACCAGAGTATGACGGTAGTGGAAATTATAGTTATACTACTTCATCTATTTTTGCAGTTGGAAAAGTAGATAAAGTAAAAATTACTAATTCAGGAAAAGGATATAAAAAACTACCAATTATTACTGGTAGTAGAGTATCTGCAGAATTTGAATGTATTCCAGAAATAAATTGGGATAATGTTAATAAAAAAATTATATCTGTGTCTGTGTTAAGACCTGGAAGTGGTTATTCAAATCCTGAAATAGTTGTGATTGGTAATTATTCCAGAAAACCAGAATTTGATATAGTCAAAGGAAATCAAGGTGAAATTGTTGCTATCTTGATGAAAGATAATACTATAACTTTTACAGATAAACCACTGATATTTGTAATTGAAAATAATATCAAAGCATTTTTTGCTAGTAATAGCATTGGATTTCCAAAAAATTTAAAAATAGAATTAAATGGATCCAATTATTATAATGATGCGTCGATAAGCTCTTTATTAACCTCCCATCAAATTTTACAAATTAGCGGATTTTCAGAAAATTGTTTTTTGAATGGAGAAATAGTTAAGCAATTTGAAAATGGAGCATTAATTGCGGAAGGTCAAATTGCATCTGATGGATATAGAAATAAAATTAACATCATTAAGATACAAAATGTAGTTGGAGAATTTAAATCTGGATTGAATATTATTGGGCAATCAAAAAGAAATTCTGCATTAGTAAATAAAGTTTTTTATAGTATTTTTACGCCACAAATTAAATCATATTATGATAATTTTGGTTATTATGATGGCGATAGAGGAAGACTATCAACTTCTAATCAAAATTTAGCAGATTCTTATTTCTATCAAGATTATTCATATGTAGTAAAATCAAAAACTCCTATTAATATTTGGAGGAAACTAGTAGAGCAAACAGTTCATCCATCAGGATTTAAATTGTTTGGAGAGGTATCTATAGATGCTACGGCTTCTACACAGATGCCAATCAATCAGAATCCACTTTCTACTGTAAGTGTTATCCAACTTTGGAATGAAAAAACTAATAGAGTAACTATAGAAAGCACAAAACAACAACTAACGCAAACAGTTGTTCAAGTTAGAGATACTAACATCAGAGTTGGAAAAGGATCGATATTAGCAAATTCTATTGATACATCAGAAACTATTTCATATCAATTTACTTTGGCACAAAGTTTTGATGGTAATTTAAATCAATCTGGTAATAGAGTTGGCAGAAAAACATTCAATATGATTCTTCCTGGTGTTGGACCGTTAAATGTATTGAATCCTCATAATTTAATTATTACCTTAGATGGTATTTTACAAGAACCTGGAAAAGCATTTACTATTTCAGGATCAACAATAACATTTAATCAAGCTCCACTTGGAGAAAGAATTTCTAATAATCAAATCGTTGCTCCACAGAAGTTTTCTGGAAGATTAGTTCGTTTCAAAGATAATACTTTAAATACGCAATATTTCAAAAAAATTAAAAATATTGAAAATGACTTTAATGGCACTACCACTAGATTCCCATTATACTACGAGGATAACACTCCTGCTATTCTAGATGCAAAAGAAAATCTTTTGGTATCTTTAGATGGTGTTTTACAAGAAAATAAAGTAACACCACTAATTCCAGCAACATCGTCTTATTATATTGATAGGACTACTACACCAAATCAAATTGTTTTTGTTGCTCCTCCAACAAAATTTAATAATGAAAATCGCCAAAGATTTTTTGCTTACAGTGTAGGTAATTATGAAAGACTGGAGGTAGATGAAAAATTATTTACTGGCGAAAGAAAAGGACCATTTATTATAAGATCCGTATTCGGCAAAAGAACAATTACGATTGATAATGATAGAAGTGTGTTGGTTTTCCGAGAAGGTGTGTTACAAACAAGAAATAGAGATTACACTATTACTGGATCCGACATTCTATTTTCTGAAGCTCCTAGACCAGGACAAAAAATTAATATTTTATATTTGTATGGCAGAGAAATAGAACCAAAATTAACTTTCTATAACTTCGAAGATAACAAATATTTCAATATTATTGATATTGTTACTAATGGTAATTATTCATTCAAAGAATTATCATCTAGGTCAATTGTATATCAAGGTAGTAGTCTTTCAACATGGCAAGCTGTTGGAGAAGTTTTACAATTTTCTTCGACACCAGGACAAACTACAACTAGATTTGTAATTAGGCAGCAAAATAGTTTATTTGACACTACAAAAGATTTAAAATTTGCAACATCAGGAGTATCTGATTATATTATTCCCGCAAACGAAATAGTTTCAATATCACAATTTACTGAAAATGATGAAAGATATGATTTAGTTTATAAAACTAAATCTGGTTGGATGGTAGGCACTGAACTTACTCCAAAACGCACAAATAATTTAGATGTCGGTGATTTGATTAAAATTGATGGTGAAAGAGATTATAGAAGAATAACTCTAATACCAGAGGTATTAACTAAACTTGGACATAGACCATCAGACTTGATTGAAAACAATCATTTTGGTCTTATTGGTGTAACACAATATAATGGTATTATTGATGGTATTGGACTGAGCGTATTAGCGTCTGTAACTAGCGGAAAAGTTACTTCTCTATCATGGAATAATAGAAAATATAATGAATACGCAATTAGGGTAAATGAAGGTATTATAATTCCCAAAACAATTTCTGGTAGATATTCTTTTGTTGAATTACCAAATCCAAATGCAGTTAGATTAAGAGATAACACTGTTATTAATGCTACCAATAGAAATGAAGGTGTAGTTGAGTATAAAGGAGTTTCTATACAACCAAATGCATATGGTTATAGTGAAACACCACAGTTAGTATTTGTTCCACAACCTCCTAGAGATTCGTATGGAAATATCACTGGACCAGTAACAGGAGGTGGAGCTGCTGGATTTGTTGTGATGGATAGAGGTGAAATTATTGATGTAATCCTAACCAATTCTGGTAGTGGTTATTCTGCTCCACCTAAAGTATATGTAACTAGAGGATATAAAATATTAAAATCCGCTGAAAAAATTATAAACAGCAGAACTGATTTATCTTTACAACCAAGAATTAATGTAGAAACTACTATTAGTCGAGTAATTGAAGTAATTAGAGATCCTAGAGATTTCCCAATTCAGATTATTTCTGATGTAAGATCTAGATATGATTCTACAAATCCAACAATTATTGTTACTCCTCCAGCAAGAGAAGTATCAATAAGAAATACTTCTAGAAATATTACATCAATAGTTACACTAGATGCTCCAGAAGTTGTA